TCTACGATTAAACAGTTCTGGATGTATTGGCATTATGTAGCTCATCGTTATGGAGTAACAGAGTATGATGAGCCTAACTATTGCAAGGCACTGCATCACTTAAAGACTAAAGGATGGCAATGAGTACCAAGCGCGGAGATCCTCGAGGGACTAGGGCATACAAAGCCCGGCGCTTAGAGATCCTACAAAGGGATCAGTGGTCATGCTTCTACTGTCAGATGCCTGCCACTACAGTCGATCACGTCATTCCCATAGTTCAAGGCGGTGATCCGATTGCATATGACAATCTGGTGGCGTGTTGTACTAAGTGCAATAGCAGCAAGGGAAGCCGATCAGAAGGCGTTTTTTTAGCACGCACGGCCACCCCCCCTGTCTTTTCTGGCAATATCTACCCGATGCAGTCCAAAACGATGCCGGACTCACCCTTTACCGCCCGACCAGTCACAGACAATCCCGACTAGTGGCAGCTCGTAAGCAAGCCCTACGAGGGGCAACCAAGGCAAGGCTTCACAGTCCACTTCTCAAGGGCAAAACCCGAGCAGATGAGATTGCCAAGATGGCAGACGATCTCGGTACGCCATTATTGCCATGGCAGAAGTGGCTTCTCGATGACATGATGAAGATTGATGCTAAAGGTAATTACATTCGCAAGACAACGCTTCTATTAGTAGCACGCCAGAATGGTAAGAGCCATTTAGGACGCATGAGAGTCATCTGGGGCTTGTTCTATGGTGGTGAGACCAAGCACCTCATAATGTCTTCTAACCGCGCTACGGCTCTCATGACCTTTCGTGAGATTGCATGGATCATCGAGAACGCACCGCACCTCAAGGCAGGCACTAAGGCTATTCGCTACGCCAATGGAGGCGAGCGCATCGAGCTACTCAACGGGGCAACACTTGACCTCGTATCAGATACCCGAGACTCATCTCGTGGCCGCACCGCCGACTTCTTATGGATCGATGAGGTTCGAGAGATTAGTAAAGACGGATACACGGCTGCAATTCCAACCACTCGCGCACGTTTCAATTCGCAGACCCTGCTGACGTCGAATGCAGGGGACGCATTCTCAGAGACGCTAAACAATTTGAGAGAGCGAGCCCTTTCGGCACCGCCTAAGTCTTTCGGGTTCTATGAATACAGCGCACCACAATATTGCAAGATCACAGACCGCAATGCATGGGCAATGGCTAACCCTGCGCTCGGCTACACAATAACGGAGGAATCACTTGAAGAAGCTGTGGCAACTAACAAAATTGAAGACACTAGAACAGAGCTTTTATGTCAATGGATTGATTCTCTCCAAAGTCCGTGGCCTCACGGCGTACTTGAAGCGACATCCGATGCCACGCTCCAGATTCCAGTCGGCGGCTATACAGTTTTCGGTTTCGATGTTTCTCCATCTCGCCGCAATGCAAGCCTCGTTGCTGGTCAGATTATGGGTGATGGAAGAATCGGCGTCGGGATTCTCCAGACGTGGGAAAGTCAGGTCTCCGTAGATGATCTTAGGATCGCAGCCGACATCAAAGCGTGGGCGGATCAGTACCGACCTAAGATGATCTGCTACGACAAGTACACCACACAAACGATTGCAGAACGCCTTGCTAATGCTGGCCAGATAGTGCAAGACGTATCGGGGCAGCAGTTTTATCAGGCATGCTCGGACTTGCTCGATGGTCTAGTCAATAGTCGAGTGGTTCACAATGGCCAAGAAGAGCTCATCAAACAGATGAACAACTGTGCAGCCAAGACCAATGACTCGAGTTGGCGCATCGTTAAACGTAAAAGCGCAGGCGATGTATCTGCACCGATCTCGCTTGCCATGGTTGTATCAATGTTAATGAAACCTCAACAGATAGCCGCTATTTACACGGAGTAGTGTATAATTGCACCCTATGGGTATCCTTTCGCGCCTTACAGGTGCAGCACCAAAGTCTAATATTGAGGCTCAGTACGCCCCTCAAGTCTTAGGTGAGTATTCACCTTATGCGATGCCGTTTCAATTTGCTTACGTCGGTCGCACTGAGGCTATGGGAGTCCCGGCACTAGCTCGTTGCCGTAACCTACTGGCTGGCACAATCGGCACGATCCCTCTCGAGCTCTATAAGAAATCAACAGGCGAAGAATTGGGCAAGCCTCTCTGGCTTGAACAACCTTCATACCATCAGCCACGTTCAGTGACGATTGCATACACAGTTGATTCACTACTATTTTATGGTCAGGCATTTTGGCAAGTAGTTGAGACTTATCAAGAAGATGGTCGTCCATCTCGTTTTGAGTGGATTGCTAACAGTCGCGTAACCGCAACACTTGATCGTGACAATGTCTACGTCAAGTCTTACGCCATCGATGGCGAGACAGTTCCAATGGACGGCCTCGGATCACTTATTACATTTCAATCACTAAGCGATGGCATTCTCAATACTGGCGTCTCTACAATTCGCGCAGCTTTAGACATTCAAAAGGCTTCCGTAGTTGCAGCAGCGACCCCAATGCCTACGGGATACCTTAAGAACACAGGCGCAGACCTACCTCCAGCAGAAGTGCAGGGATTGCTTGCAGCGTTTAAGAATGCACGCCTTAATCGTTCTACGGCTTATCTGACTTCTACTCTTCAATACGAGACAGTTGGATATAGCCCTAAAGACATGATGTACAACGAGGCAATCCAGAATCTTGCAACCGAGATCGCTCGTCTTTGCAACGTCCCACCTTATTACGTCTCAGCAGACCAGAACACTACGATGACTTACGCCAACGTAACAGATGAGCGTCGCCAGTTCTTGACTTTATCCTTGCAGCCATTTATTTCGGCCATCGAAGATCGTCTATCAATGGATGACATTACAGCTCGTGGCAACATCGTGAAGTTCGACATCGACAAAAATTATCTCCGCACTGATCCACTCGTGGAGTTATCAATCATCCGTGAATTGCTTGATCTCCAGTTGATCACTCAAGAGCAGGCCATGGAGATGACAGACCTAACACCTAACGGAAGCGAAGGCATGCAATGAAAGAGATGCTCACATTCTCAGCAGAACTTACGGCAGATGCGTCCGAGCGCACTATCTCTGGCAAGATTGTCCCCTTTAACGGCGAAGTAGGAAACACCTCCGCCGGGGCAGTAGTCTTTGAGCGCGGAGCGATTAACATAGCTGATTCAAGCAAAGTGAAGCTCCTTTTAGAGCACGATCCAAAGCAGCCAATCGGCCGCGCTCAATTCTTCAATGAGACTGAAGACGGCATTTATGCATCGTTCAAAATCTCTAAATCATCCCGTGGCACCGATGCACTTATCGAGGCATCGGAAGAACTTCGCACTGGTCTATCAGTCGGAGTTATGGTTAATGCAGCAAAGCCTAAGAATGGCGTTCTGTATGTATCGAGTGCAGACCTCCTCGAAGTAAGTTTAGTGCAGGCAGCAGCATTTAAATCTGCAGCCGTCACTGATATCGCGGCATCTGAAGATGAAGCCGTTGAAGAAACCCTACCAACAGAAAGCGAGACAGCCACCGTGGAAGAAACCACTTCAGCAGTCGAAGCAACACCTACAGTTGAGGCTGCCGCAGTTGAAGCTGCTCGCCCTGCTGTAACAGCAATGGCTTACACAAAGCCACGCATTGAAGTAACCGCTGCAAAGTACGCAGAGAACTCAATTCGCGCAGCACTTGGCGATGAGTCAGCACGTCAGTACATCGCAGCAGCAGACAACACAACAGACAACGCTGGACTTGTTCCAACACGTCAATTGTCAGAAATCATCAACCCACTTGGAACAACAATCCGCCCATCAATCGATGCGATCTCACGCGGCGTTCTTCCAGATGCAGGCATGACTTTCGAGATCCCAAAGATCACACAGATGCCAACAGTCGGCGAAGTTGCAGAAGATGCAGCATTCACAGAGCAAGATCAGAACGCAGCCTTCTTGTCAGTTTCAGTCAAGAAGTACGCAGGACAGCAGACATTTTCTGTTGAATTGCTAGATCGCACATCTCCTGCATTCTTTGATGAGCTTGTCCGCAACATGGCAGCAGCTTACGCAAAGGCAACAAACGCAGCAGTAAACGCTGCACTTATCTCAGGTGCAACAGCAGATGCGACAACAACAGTAACTTACCCAACAGCAGCAGAACTCCTCGGAATCGTTGCTCGCGGATCAGCTTCTGTCTACGCAGCTACAGCAGGACTTCCAAACCCATTTGCTCGCAACATGGTCGTATCAACAGGACAATGGTCTAACATCATGTCACTCAACGATGCAGGACGTCCAATCTACACAGCCTCACAGCCAATGAACGCAGGCGGACAAGTTGCGCCTACATCACTCACAGGCAACGTTGCCGGACTCAACCTCTACGTTGATCCTACAAACGCAGGCGATGGCGATGGAACAATCCTTATCGTGAATCCAGATGCGTACACATGGTACGAGTCACCAACCTACCGCCTACGCGCTGAATCAACAGCAGCAGGACAGGTAACAATCGGCTACTACGGCTTCGGAGCAATCGCTACCAAGGTCGGCGCAGGCGCATTCAAGAACAACAAGGCGTAAGCCACCCCTAAGTCGCTGGCGGCGGAGTGCCCTTCTCCGCCGCCAGTCTTTAGAAAGGATCAGCATGGCACTCACAACAGTTGCAGAGCTTCGCACCGCCCTAGGCGTTGGCACTCTCTACGCTGATGCAGTCCTGCAACAAGTCTGCGACGCTGCAGATAACGTGTTGCTACCTTTCATTTGGAATAACACTAACTTTGCCGTTGCTCACTCTAACGTGGGAACAGTCGGCACAATTTATTTTGATTTTAATGTCCGAGAGATTTACTACGTCGGACAGACAGTAAACATTGAAGGTGCTGGATCGCACTTCAATGGCAATAAGACAATTACAGGCGTTGGCAATCAGAGCATTACAGTCACGACAAGCCATGTGTCAGATACGCCTAAACATCCTTTTAATCCTTATGCCAGCATCAAGGCTTCAACCTATCTCGATCCTGCAACAGTCCCAGCCATTCAAGAAGCTGCGCTTATGATCTCAATTGACATCTGGCAGAGCCGTCAAGCCCCATCAAGCGGCGGAGTAACGATCGACGGCTATCAGCCAAGTCCTTATAGAATGGGCAACACAGTCTTGGCACGTGTACGCGGTTTGTTAGCTCCCTACCTTGATCCGAGATCGATGGTGGGCTGATGGCCGCCATATCAACTCTTCGCGCAGGCCTTGCCTCAGCTCTAGTCGATAACACTAAGTGGTCAGTATTCTCATTCCCACCATCTACGCCGATCGCTAACAGCGTCATTATCGCGCCAAGCGATCCTTACATCTCGCCGTCTAACGGATGGCACGCAACAATCTCGCCAATGGCGCACTTTACTATTTCTGTGATGGTTCCCTTGCTTGACAATGAAGGTAACCTTAACGGAATGGAAGATAACATCGTTCGAGTGTTTAACTTGCTCGCTGCATCTTCATACACCTACAACGTCACAGAAGTATCCGCCCCGGCGGTCTTAAGTGCCGCGTCCGGTGATCTTTTAACATGTAACATCAATATCTCAGTCCTAACGAGTTGGAGCTAAAATGTCCGAGTGGGAAAAAGAGCAAGAAGCCTTCCTGATCAAGATCGGGCAGGTAGCACCATCAAAGCCAAAGCCAGTAACTACTAAGAAAGACGAGGAATAATCTCATGGCTGTATTCTTAAATAACAAGGTCGGCGTGAAGGTAAACTCAGTCGATCTATCAGACCACGTTACAGCAGTAACACTTAACCGCACTTTCGACGAGCTCGAAGTGACAGCAATGGGCGACGCCGGACACAAGTTCGTCAAAGGCCTTGAGGCATCATCAGTCACCATCGACTTCCTCAATGACACAGCATCTGCAAACGTACTTGCTACTTTGCAAGCTGCATGGGGCACAAACGTCACAGTAGTCCTACTACAGGAAAAGGGAACCGCAGTATCTGCGACTAACCCTCTTTACACAATGACATGCCTTATTAACGGCACTACAGATATCAACGGCGCAGTCGGTGACCTCGGTACTCAGTCACTCACATTTAACGTCTCTGGTACAGTAGCAGTCGCCACAACAGGCACATTCTAAGAATCTAAACAAAGGGGCACAGCATGGCAAAGTTAATAGTCACAATGGCAGACAACACTGTTACCGAGATCGAGATAACACCTCGCCTCGAATACGCGTTCGAGCTATATGCTAAAAAGGGATTTCACAAAGCGTTCCGCGATGATGAAAAGCAGTCAGATGTCTATTGGCTAGCGTGGGAAGGCCTTCGACTAAGTGGAGTCACAGTCAAGCCGTTCGGGTCAGACTTTCTCGATACTCTCAAGAGTGTTGAGGTTGCTGAGTCAGACCCTTTGGCTTAATCGGTCGGGATAGCATCCACTACCTTATTGCTCGCTTGAGCATTGAGACGGCTATCCCACCACAATCTTTAATAGACCTAGACCCATCGATGCTTCAGATGTTATTGAAAGCGTTGAAAGACCGAGCGAAGGAGCAGGCAGATGCCTACAGAGCTAAAAGGCGCTAGTGCGCTTCGCAAAGCTCTCAAGCAATTTTCGCCCGACCTTGACAAAGAGACCCGTGAAGAAATGGTCGGGTTTCTAAAGCCTGTCGTAAAGAAGGCTCGAGGATTTCTGCCATCTAATTCAGAGGCTCCATCTGGATTCGTTAAGCATGAAGTAAAGACGGCGAAGTTCCCGATGTACGATGCAGCCGAGGCACGTCGAGGCATCGGTTACAAATTGACACCGACCAAGCCTAATCGCCAAGGCTGGGTGCAAACTGTATCGATCCATAATAAGACCGCTGCTGGCGCGATTGTTGAAACCGCAGGCCGCAAGTCTGGCATGACTGGCAACTTCTCACCTAGATTTACGGGCACATTCGCAGGCAGTCGCAAGATGCAAGGCCGCGCAATGTTTAAGGCTTATGACCAAG